TAGGAAGATACAGGGTGTATCTGAAAGTATACAGCCCATAATAGGGGACATCGGTCCTAATTGGATAACCGATCTAAGCTAAGTTTGGACAACTGTTAGTTTAACAATTAACAATTTGGAGGCTTAATAATGGCAACGCAAATTAGTAATGCATTTATTAAGCAGTTTGAAGCCGAAGTCCATATGGCTTATCAGAGGATGGGTTCCAAACTGCGCAATACAGTGCGTAATACAAACAACGTTACCGGTAACCAAGCAAGATTCCAAAAGGTTGGCAAAGGTGCTGCGTCTACTAAATCTAGACACGGACAAGTCAACACAATGGAAGTAGCTCACTCAACAGTAGACGTCACATTAGCTGATTTCTATGCTGCCGATTATGTCGATAGCTTAGATGAAATCAAAACTAATATTGACGAAAGACAAGTGTTAGCTACATCTGCAGCGGCTGCTTTGGGACGTAAAATGGATCAATTAATTATTGATGTACTTGACGCTGGTTCTAACTCTAGCAACGTGGTTCATGGTTCAGCAGCTTTAACATTAGCTAAAGCACTAACCGTATATGAAGCATTTGGAGAGGGAGATGTACCAGATGACGGACAAAGATACTTTGTTGTATCACCTGCTGGATGGGCTGATTTATTGCAAATCGACCAATTTAGTAGAGCAGAATATGTAGGAGAAACTGATTTACCATACGCTGGCGGAATGACTGCCAAAAGATGGCTTGGTTTCTTATGGTTTACTCATTCTGGACTATCAAAATCTAGTACAACTAGGGACTGTCATGCATACCATAGCTCCGCTCTTGGTCTTGCAACTGGTTCTGACGTACGTACAGAAATGAACTATGTACCAGAAAAAGTAAGTAATCTAATAACATCATACTTTAGTGCAGGATCTGTCATGATTGACAATGATGGTGCTATTGAATGTCAAATAACTGAATAAGGAGGTTTATAATGGCTTTAGATGCAACAAATCTTAAAAAGATAGCTGGTTCTGGCGACATGAACATCTTTGTTTATAAGAGTACTGACGCTATTAGTACGATTGTAGGTTCGGGTTATTTTAATAACTCAACTGCTGACTTAAAACAGTTTGATACAATTATAGCAACTGGTTCTACAGGTGGCACAGCTACTGTAGATATGCTAACGGTATCATCTGCAACTGGTGCAGCAACAGTTACAACAACTAACGGAACGTAAGTTTCTAATTAAGGGGGAGAGGTTCCTTGTTACTCCTCTCCTCCGCATAGAATATGATAGATAGTAAATTTGATATATGTAATCAAGCCCTAGTTTTAGTAGGAGCAAACACTATTACTTCATTTTCTGAAAATACAACTGAATCTAAAGTAGCAAACCAATTATATGAATCTATAACAGAAAACATGTTGACTAGGTCTAGATGGAGATTTGCAGCAAAACAACAGCAACTTTCTCGAAGTACAGATGAACCAACTGCTAGATGGTCTGCAAAATACTCTATACCATCTGATTCATTGTTAATACATACAGTAACAGTCAATGATAATGTAATTGAATTTGATCGCTATGAATCTTACATATTATGTGATGCTTCATCATCTGATACAGTAGTAGCGGATTATTCATTTCAACCATCAGAAGCTAACTTTCCACCCTATTTCAAACAAGCATTAATTTTTGAATTAGCATCTTTATTTTCAGGTGCTATAGCCAGAAACGATACTTTATCTACACTTTATCAAAATAGAGCAATAGCACAATTAGCAATAGCTAGAGCGCAAGATTCACAAGCTCAAACAAGCAGAAAAGTAGATACAACTAGATTTAGAAATAGGAGGAATGCGGGGTCTTTAGGTACTATAAAGGCAACCGTTAGCTCATAGATGGGTATAGCAAGAATATCACAAACAAATTTTAATAGAGGCGAGATAGACCCAAAGTTGACAGCTAGAGTTAGCTTGACTTCTTATGGTAATTCATTAAAAAAAGCTAGAAACGTTATAGTAAACAATCAAGGATCTGTAGAAAGAAGACCCGGAACATATTTTAGAGCCGATTTAGGTGCGACATCTAGACTAGAATCATTTATTTTTAGTGGTAATCAAGAGTATATATTTGCATTTCAGAATACAGCATTAAAGATATA